TAAAATTCACAAAGAAAATGGAAGAATATACGGCTTTTCTAATTGGGCTTTTTTAGATGAAATTGAAGAAGAATATTTGCTAAAAACAAACAATGTCTATCAAGAAGCATGGAACTCTGGTGATATTGTTTGGCACATGGATATTGTTGCTAGAAAGAATGTTAAAGAAATAATGGATTGGACTAGACAATATTTCACGCAGTTGCTTGGCTGTAATCAAAAAGTTAAGTGGCTAAGAATACATAACAATAAGATAATACCTAAAGAAATAACAACCAAAAGGCATTTTGTGTAATGGGAAGTTCAATAAGAAGATTGGCAGTAATGGCAGTAGGAATTTATGTTGGTGGTGTTGCTGGAGCAAAAGCCTTAAGTGCTGGTTTTAGTACATTCATGGCAAATGTAGTTACTGCTGTTGTTTCAATGGCTGTGTCTGCAAGTTTATCTAAAGCTGTTGGAGTAGATGAAACAGCTAATTTTAGCAATCAACTTAAAGATAGAACTAGAATGGTTAAACAGCCGATTATAACCAGAGATACTGTTTATGGAGAAACAAAAAAATCTGGTGGCATTTTATTTATGGAATCCACAAACAATAATCAAAATCTTCATTTAATTGTGCAACTTGCTTCTCATGAAATACAATCTATTGATAAAGTTTATTTTGGAGATGATGAACTTACTCTTGCAAGTGCTGGAACAGATAGCAACGGAGTAACGCAATTCAAAGTAACAAGCCCAAGTAAATATGCAACAGAATCAAGATTCACAAATAAAACAAGAACTCTTGTAGTTTCAGAATATACGACTATGCCTTTCAATAGACAGTTGCCTTTTGGTGGTAATGCGGTTGAGAATGGAGAAGGTATACAAAAAGGAGTAACATCAATAACTTTGGTGTCAGATGTAGCATTTACAATAGCAACAACAGATACATTAAATATTAATGGTGTTGAATATGGGATTTCTTCTGGTGGAAGTTCTTCTGCTTCTGGATCACGAAACACTTTAGCAGTAACTATTTCAGAAGGACTAAGAACAGATGTTAGAGCAACATCAATATTTCAGCAAACACCAAGTGGGCAAACAAGAATAACTCCTTTCAATAATCCAAATGCACCAAAGCCTTTTCTTGCTGGAACATCTACAGAAACAAATTTTGCTATTGTAGCAACACAAACATTTACAGATACATCTGATTTGACTGTTAGAATAAAACAGCACTTAGGAACTGATACACAACAAGCAGACGCAGATTTAGTTTCAGAAGTTTCACAATGGACTACTTCTCATATGTTGTCTGGGATAGCATATTTATATGTTACCTTAAAATATGACGCAGATGTTTTTCCAAATGGCATACCGAATATTAGTGCAGAAATTAAAGGCAAAAAAGTCTTAGATTTTAGAACAGGCTCAACAGCATTTTCTAAAAATCCAGCATTAGTTTTATATGATTATTTATCAGACACAAGATTTGGATTATCTGTTCCTACAACGCAAATAGACACAACATCATTTACCACAGTTGCAAACATTTGTGATGAAGACATCACTCTTGCTGGTGGTGGTACAGAAAATCGTTATGAAGCCAATGGTATTATTTTTTCAAATGTAGACCCAATGAGAGCTATAGATGAAATTACAGGCTCTATGCTTGGAATATTAAGCTATTCAAATGGTAAATTTATCTTAGCTGGGGGCAAGTTTGTTTCGCCTTCAATTACTTTAGACGAAGATGATTTTAGAGGTGGTATAACTATTCAGACTAAACAATCCAGAAGAAAGTTATTTAATACAGTAAAGGGTATTTTTACTAGCCCAGAGAGTAATTGGCAACCATCAGATTATCCAATGGTAACTTCAAGCACTTTTGTAAGTGAAGATAATGACGAAACTATATTTGGAAATATTGATCTGCCTTTTACTATATCATCAACAATGGCTCAAAGAATTGCTAAAGTTGTGTTATTTAAAAACAGACAGCAAATAGTTATACAAGCACCAATGAAGTTATCTGCTTTTAAATTACAAGTTGGAGATACGGTTACTATCAATAATTCTAGGTTAGGATTTAATTCAAAAATATTTCAAGTTGCAGACTGGACTTTTGTGTCAGATGAAACTGATACAGGTGTTGATCTAGTATTGCAAGAAACATCATCAAGTGTGTTTGACTGGAACGCAGAAGAATCAGAATTCATTTCTGATAATACTATTCTACCAACAGCAGAAACAGTATCAGCTCCATCTTTAGAGTTAAGCGATATTATGAGAGCATATTCTGGAATTATATCTACTATTCTTGTTATTAAAGTGGCTTCCAGTCAAGGCACAACTAATGAAATAGAAATTGAATATAGAAACACATCAACAGACACAGAGTATACAAGAATAGGTAGAGCAAAGACTGTTGGAACTTCTATGAAATTTGAGATTAAAGATGTAGAAGATGGACAAACTTATGAGGTTAGAGCAAGGTCAATAAATGCCTTTAATGTTGCTTCTTCTTTTACATCTGAAAATCACGAAGTAGTAGGAAAGACAGCTCCACCAGCAGATGTCGCAGATTTTTCTGTTAATATTGTCAATAATTTAGCTGTGTGTTCTTGGACTGCAAATAGCGAGTTAGATTTGTCGCACTATATTATTAGACATACACCAGCCACATCAAGCCCTACTTATGCTGGTGCTAGTATTATTGCAAATTATATATCTAAAGCGACCAATCAAATATCTTTACCAGCTCAAACTGGAACTTATATGATAAAAGCTGTTGATGTCTTAGGGATAACTTCTGTTACATCTACCAAAAAAGCAGTTATAAGAAATCAGATTGCAGATGATTTTAATGCAGTAACAACGACAACAGAATCCACAGGATTTGCTGGAACAAAGACAGATGTGGAAGTTGTAACAAGAGATGGTGTTAATTTCTTGCAAATTACTTTAGGTGAATTGTTTGACGATCATACTGGTTTATTTGATTCTGCTTTAGGGAACTTTGATGATGGTGGAGAAGTTGAAAGTAATTTAGATGGTTTTTATGAGTTTAATTCTAACCCAATAGATTTAGGTGGTATTTTTAACTCATATGTAACAACCTCTATGACCAGCACTAGATTCAACGCAAATAGCCTATTTGACAGCTTTGAGGGCTTATTTGACAGCCAAGAAGGTGATTTTGATGGTAGTTATACCGAGCAAGATGATGTAGACGCAAAAATCCAAATATCAACCTCTAATGACAATTCTACCTATACTGATTATCAAGATTATGTGCTTGGTAACTATAAGGCTAGATATATTAAGTTAAGAGCTAAATTAACTACCACCAATGCAGATTCAACACCAGCTATATCAGTTTTATCAGCGACCATTGATATGCCAGACAGGACTGTTGCAGAGGATAATGTAGAAGCTCCCACCAGTGGAAAAACAATAACATTTAGCCCAGCTTTTAAAGAGTTGCAAGGGCTAGGCTTAACAATAGATGACTTAGACCAAAATCAGCATTATGTTATATCAAGTAAATCAGCAACTGGATTTACCATAAACTTTTATCAAGGCACAGGAACAGGTAATGCAGTTGCAAAAGATTTCAGCTATGTTGCCAAAGGATATGGATATTTAGAGAGTAGTTAATTTAAAATTATTATGATAATCTAAGAATTATTTTAAGGGAGTAAAAAATGAGCCAGAATGATTTTACCATAGCAAACCAGACCTTTCCGAATACAAGGGCTGACATTAATTCAGCACTACAGGCTTTGGCAAGTACAAGTTCTGGGAGTTCAGCACCATCAACAACTTTTGCTAATCAACTTTGGTATGATACTTCTGCAAATATTTTATATATTCGTAATGAAGATAATGATGGAAATATCCCAATAGCTGAATTAGATCAAAGCAACGACACAGTAGAATATTTTAAATCTGATTCAGTAAGAACAGCATTAATAGAATTTACAGATGGAGATGACGCACTTACAATCGCAGATGGTGGTGCTTTAACTACAGCAAGTCATTTGTCTATTGGTGGCTCTAATAATGAATTAAGATTTTATGAGGGTGCTAACTATGTTGGTTTTGAAGCACCAGCTTTATCAGCAGATAAAATATGGGTTTTACCAGACGCAGACGGCTCTGCAAATCAAGCATTGGTAACTAATGGCTCTGGTACTTTATCATGGGCTACTGCTGGTCAATCACTAAGACCAAATGTAAAACCACTTATTATTAATGGTGCTATGGCAGTAGCTCAAAGAGGTACAAGCACAACAGGAATCACAGGTACTGGGTATCACACTATAGATAGAATGAAAGTTGATTTAAGTGATAATGGTACTTGGACGCACACACAAGATACAGACAATCCAACAGGACAAGGCTTTGCCAAGTCTTGGAAATTAGATTGCACTACAGCAGATACTTCTGTTGCGTCTGGTAGTTTTCATTTAGCAAGATATCTTTTTGAAGGGCAAGATTTGCAGTTACTTAAAAAAGGTACTTCTAGTGCTGAAAAAGTAACCATTTCTTTTTGGATAAAAGCAACAGTTACAGGTACTTACATTGCTGAATTATTTGATGTTGATAACTCAAGACAAATATCTCAAGCCTACACAATAACTGATTCTAACACTTGGGAGAAAAAAGTATTAAGTTTTGCTGGAGATACATCTGGAGTATTAGGTAACGATAATGGTAGTAGTTTTGCTATAAATTTGTGGCTTGGTGCTGGGAGTGATTTTACAAGTGGCACATTAAGCACAACATGGACAAGTTCAACCAATGCAAACAGAGCAGTAGGTCAAGTGAATAGTGCAAGTAGCACAAGTAATAATGTTTATTTTACAGGATTACAAATGGAAGTAGGTGAGTTTACATCAGGCTCATTACCGTCATTTCAACATGAAATGTATGACGATACTTTATTAAGATGTCATAGATATTTTATAATTGGCGATAATACTGCAAATGGTTTAAACCCAACTGCAGAATCGGCAAGTGCTACCACAGTACAACCAACCCCACAATTAAGAAGAACAATGCGAGTAGCACCAACACTTACTGCCAATCCTGTTGGATTTATTGCATTGATTGGTGGCTCTGGTACAACGACAACACTAATTTTTAGCAATATGGGACAAAATGGATTTAGATATGGATTAAACCATAATGCTAGTATAACCACACAACAAAATGTTGCTATGGGTGGTCTGGGTGCAGATTTTGACGCAGAATTATAGGAGTAATATATGGAAGATGATAGAATAGTTAGCTCAGCAAAAAAAGTAAATGACCCAATAACAGGAGAATATACTTGCATAAAAGCAGTTATTGATAGTGTTGAAATGTTTGTATCTCTTGATGAAAAAAACAAAGAAAGAATATTAGTTAAAGCATGGGAAGATTCTGGTAACACGATTGCAGAAGCAGATTAGGAGAAACTAAATGGCTGGATTAAAAGTTCACACAGCAGAAACAGCATACGCAGTAACTCAAGCTGAAATAAAAGCATGGAATAAAATAGATTCATCTGATGATGATACAGTTGTCGCATTGATAGAAAGGGCTGTTCACAATTGGGCTAAAGAATACACCAATAGAACTTTGACCACAGTTACTTATCAACTGTTTATAGATTCTATTTACGATGTTGATATACCTTTACAAGAAGGAATGTATGTTGGCATTGACAGAAACATTAGCACTAAAAATATCTTACTGCCAAAAAGTCCTGTTGCAAGTGTAACTCATATCAAATCTTATGACGACGCAGATACAGCTACTACTTTTGCTAGTTCAAATTATTATATAGATAATATAAGTGTTCCAGCAAAAATAGTTTTAAGAAAAGGCAAAAGCTATCCAACAAGTTTAAGAGTTGCTAATGGGTTAGAGATTCAATATGTGGCTGGATATGGAGCAACCACAGCAGTTCCTTATGATATTAAATCAGCTTGTTTGGAATATTCTGCTTATTTGTTTGAGCATAGAGGAGATTTGTTAGATGGCAAAAGAGTTTTAGCTCCAACAAGTGCGACACAATTATTGCAGTCTTACAGAATTAAATCTTTATCTGTCAATCCATATAGAGGTCAAGCTCAATATGTAGGACAAATGGGTGCGTAATGATAGGCGAAATGAGAAACCGAATTGTTATCCAATCACTTGGAACATCTACTGATTCTGGTGGTGGTCAAGTAGCTTCTTTTTCAACAGCAAACACAGTATGGGCTAAAGTAGAAAACTTGTCTGGTTCAGAGAATAGTTTTGGCGATCAATTAGAAGCCAGGAGTAATTATCGTTTTACCATAAGATATGTTTCATCTTTGACACCAAAACACAGAATCAGCTACAACTCAAAATTATTTAATATTCAGCATGTGGCTTCTTCATTAGAGGGTAAAGAAAGATATCAAATCATAGACGCAGAGGAAGGAGTAGCAACTTAATGACAGTTAAAGTCAAGGTAGAATCCAAAATAAAACAAAAGACTGATAAAGCCTTAGATTTATATGATATGAAAACTGCTACATATTTAAACAAAGTTGCCAATATGTTTAGGAATCATATTATGCTTGGTATGCAACAAACTCCGAAAGACGGAAAATCTTATATGAGAGGTGGCAAGGTTCATAGAGCTTCTACAAAAGATAATCCACCAGCTATTGATACAGGAAGATTGGTTAATAGTTTTTTTGTAGAACCAGCAACAAAGAATAGACATTTTTCAGCAGTTCAAACAAGAGTAAGTTATGCAAATATATTAGAACAAAGTTTTGCCAGAGGTGGATTGCAAAGACCTTTTATGGGTGAAGAATCACAAGCATTTAAAGACACTAAGCAATTTGCGAATAAAAAATTCAAAGATATATCTTTGGGGAATATTAAAATCACATGAGCTTCCATTCTTTTGACTTACAAACAATAATATATTCAACCTTAAATGGCGACAGCACATTAGATGGTATTGTTGGTAATAACAAAATATTTGATAATGTTCCACAGAATACATCTTATCCATATGTTGTGATTGGCAATATAAGTGTAATCAATAGAGGAACAAAAACTTTAGATGGAAATGAATATGATGTTGACATAGATGTCTGGAGTACCTATAGAGGAAAAAAAGAAATATCAGACGCAATGGAAAGAATTTATGAATTACTACACGACACCACATATTCTGTATCTGGTGCAAATATGGTAGTAAGTCAAGTAAGGAACACAATTACACTTGTAGAAAATGATGGAATTACTAGACATGGGGTGCTAACATTATCGGTGATTGTGTATGATAGTTAATTTTTATGGAGATAAATTATGGCAGTACAAAAAGGAAGTGCGTTACTTGTCAAGATAGGAAATGCTGGAAGCCCAGAAGCATTCACAACGGTTGCTGGTCTAAGAGATACTTCTATCACAATGAACGCAGAAACAGTAGATGTAACAAATAAAGATTCATCAAGAGCAAGAACATTATTAGCAGACGCTGGAATCAAGTCATTTAGTGTTAGTGGCTCTGGAGTATTTACAGATTCAGCAAGTGAAGCAAGTTGCAGAACAGCTTTTGACGCAAGCACATTTAGTAACTTTCAGATAATTATTCCAGATTTTGGGACATTTACTGGAGCGTATCAAATCTCTAGTATTGAATATGCTGGAAGTTATAATGGCGAAGTAACTTACTCAATGTCTTTTGAATCGGCTGGTGCGATCACATTTGCAACAGTATAAGGGGGTAGATTATGGCTTGGGAACTCAAAGCTATTGAAGTTGGCTCTAAGAAAATAGACGCACAAGTAAACATTGGCGAAAACAATGTTGAAATTGAAATACCTTACTACAAGGGATTCAAAGATACAGATGTAATCAAAATTGACAAGAAATCTTACACAATCAACTTTGCTAAGAATCTTGGTGATAGAGATGAAGTAATTGTTATTTTAACTAATACGGAGAAAAACAATGAGCATAAACAAGCTGAAAGCAGAAAAGCTACTAAAGTTTAATGATGACGAGTACAAGGCAAGAATGAGCCTTGATACGATTATTAGGATAGAACAAGCATTGAATTGCAGTATTTTGAAGCTAGGTAACAAGTTGGCACAGGCAGATATTACTATGACAGAAATTATATCTGTTATAACTTTAGCTCTAAGGTCTGGTGGAAATAATCTACAGGACAAAGAAGTTAAAGGAATGATTGCAGAAATTGGCTTGTTGGAAGCTATTAAGATGGCTGGAGAGTTGGTAACTTTGGCTTTGAATGTTGATGACGATACTGACGAAAAAAAAAGTCTAGTAGAGGAATAGACGAAGAAGCTGAACTACCATACCAAAGATGGATTGAAGTCTGTATTGGTATGATAGGTATTAATCCAGCAGTATTTTGGGATATGAGCATTACCGAAATAACTCTAGCGATAAAAGGATTTAGTGAGTTCAATGGTGGCAACAAAGATAAACCAATGGATTCAGACGAGTTAAATGAACTAATGGAGCTGTACCCAGATAACTGATGGCAACTGAACTAGATAAACTGATAGTCAAGATTGAAGCAGACCTTAAAGGTCTGAAACGAGATATGGCTGAAGCCAATAAAGTAGTTGGCAACTCATCAAAAAAAATGAGTGGTGGTCTTAATAATCTTTCCAAAAGTCTTGCTAAAGTAACAGCCACAGCAACAAAAGTAGGTGCAGTTTTAGGTGTAGCATTTGGAGCTATATTTGTAAAAGGTGTTATAGATACAGGAATCCAAATTGAAAATCTACAAATACGATTAAAAGCATTATTTGGTACAGCAGAAGAAGGCGAAAGAGCATTTGAGAAAATGCTTGAATTTGCTGGAAAAGTTCCATTTACACTTGGCGAAATACAACAGGCTTCTGGAAACTTAGCTGTTGTCGCAGATGACGCAGATGAATTAGCAAAAGTTTTAGAAATTACAGGTAATGTAGCTTCTGTAACAGGTCTTGATTTTCAACAAACTGCCGAACAAATACAAAGGTCTTTTTCTGGTGGTATAGCTAGTGCTGATGTTTTTAGAGAACGAGGAGTTAGAGATTTACTTGGATTCTCTGCTGGAGCAACTGTATCAGCCGAAGAAACAAGGAAAGCATTTGAAAGAGTGTTTGGAAAAGGTGGCACATTTGGAGATGTTACAGATGAACTTGCTAACACTCTAACAGGTACAATATCAATGATAAAAGATAAGTTTATGCAATTTCAAATTGCAGTAAGTGAATCTTTTTTTGATGAATTAAAATTGCAATTTGGCGACTTAAATGTTTTTTTAGACGCAAATCAAGAAAAAATAAAAGAGATTGGAAGAACTATAGGAGAATCGTTAGCAAAATTTACACGATTCCTTGTAGATAATGTTGATGGTATTAAAAACTTTTTTATTGCGTTAGCTGGAGTTGCCACTTTAAATATGTTGGCAAGATTAGCTGGAAGCATAGGAACATTAACAGCAGTAATGGCAACAAATCCTTTATTTATGATTGTGAGTGGAGTTGCTTTAGGTACTTTAGCTATTTCAGAACTTATAAAAGAAGTAAGAAGTTATATTGGTGTAAATGACGAATTAACAGAATCAATTAAAAGACAAAATGAAGAAAACAGAAGGGCTATAAAAGCTCAAAAAGATTTTCACAAAGAAAAGAAAAAGGTATTAGATCAAATAAAAGAAGAACAGAATAGCAAATTTAAGCCAGAAGCAGTAAGTGTATCTAAAGAATTTGAAGAACAAATAAATAAACAAGCACAATTAAGAAAAGAAATGTTTGATTTAGACAATGAAAATTTAGATAAATTAGTTGGTATTTTTGAAAATGCTGGAAAATCAATATCTGATACTTTTGGAAAAGCTGTAGCAAGTGGTGAATCATTTAGACAATCTATGCTAGATATATTTCAGAGTGTGATAGCCCAAGTTATATCTTTAGTTTTTCAGCTTACAGTTGTTGAGCCATTATTAAGACAACTTGAGAACTCTATAAGAGGGTCTGGATTTAATATATCTAATTTATTTGGTGGTGGACAACAAACTTTTGCTGGAGAGCCTTCTGGCTCTATGGTCTATGGTGCAAGGGCTATGGGTGGAAATGTAAATCCAAATATGCCTTATATGGTTGGAGAGAGAGGTGCAGAAATGTTTGTGCCTAAGTCTGCTGGAACAATCGTGCCAAATAATCAATTAGGTGGTGGTGTTACGATTGAGCAAAACCTAAACTTTGCCACAGGTGTATCGCAAACAGTAAGAGCCGAAGTGATGAATTTACTTCCAGCTATACAACAATCAACATTATCAGCAGTTCAAGACGCAAGATTGCGTGGTGGAACTTTTGCAAAAGACTTTGGAGCATAAATGCCGAATCCTACATACCCACTTGTTATGCCAACTACTCCAAACTTTATTAGAAGTGAATGGGGTATTGCTAAAGCTGTTGCACAAAGCCAAAGTCCATTCACCTTCTCAACTCAAGTGCATGAGTTCACAGGTGCAAAATGGTATAGCACAGTTACTTTACCACCCATGAATAGAAGCCAGGCAAGTGAATGGCAATCTTTTTTTATGCAGTTACATGGTAGCTTTGGAACATTTTTAATGGGTGATCCAGACGCAATAGCATTAGGAGTACAAGGCACAATATCAAATACGATTGCTGTTAGTGCTGACCATGCTGTCGGAGCTTTTGATGTAACCGTAGATGGTGCAGATACTTCCGAATCTCAATTATTTAAGAAAGGTGATTATGTGCAGTTTAATTCTGGAGCAACCAGCAAACTACATATGATAATTGCAGATGTGGCAAGTGATGGAAGTGGCGAAGCAACACTTACGATAGAGCCACCTTTATCTGCAACACTAGCGAACAATGCAACAGTAACATATGCAAGTCCTAAATGTGTTATGAGAATGACAAACAATGAGCTAACTTGGTCTGCGAATCACATTAGTTTATATGGGGTATCATTCACATGCGAAGAAGTTTTATAGTCTTTTTATTTTTAATGATGTTGGTTTTAATCTGGGCTTCAATGAAGTCATATGGAGCAGACAGTTCATCAGTTGTAAATTATAAAAATCAACCACCACCATCAGCCATAGCTCCAAGTGTACAAAGTTATTCTCAAATGATTTGTTCTTTTCCTGTTGTTGGTGCTGTAAGTACATCTGTTGTTGGTATATCAACAGGAACAACATTTGTTGACAGGTTATGCGAAAGGCGACAGTTGAGCAAAGAATTGCGAGCTAGTGGGCTTACCGTTGCTTCTGTGCAACTTTTATGTATGGATAAAGAAGTATGGATTTCAATGTTAATGTCATCTACTCCTTGCGGAATATGGACAGGCGAAAAAACAGTTATTGGCAAGGAAGCATATAAGTATTATTTAAAGGAAGGTTATATTGATAAAAAAGGGAATATACTGCGTTTTCCTCATTATGTTGGTATGGGTACAAAGTCAAATTTTGGCGAAAGCAACGGAAACAGAAACAACAAATATCCTAAATAACGGAACATTTGATGGCAACACTACTGGCTGGACTTTAGATGGTACAGCTACATATGATGGCAATCACTATTCTGGAAGCGATTTAAACAAAACTGTAAGATTTAGTGGTGCAAGTGGTGGCTCTGTTTCACAATCTATAGATTTAAGCAATCTATCAGATGAATCAAAAAATGTGGTAAAAATAGAAGGCTCAATCACATCTTATGGTTGCAATAATAAAGGCTCTAGCTGGTGTTCCCAAACAGGCACAGAAAATAATCTTGATCCTGTCAATGCAACGATAACATTTACAGATGGAACGCAAACAGAAGTATTATCTTATAATTATACAAGTGATTATAATGATGGAGTAATTACAACTGAATATGAAATCAATCTTGACAAAGAATTTGATACTACGATCACATCATTAAGTTATAATGTTGCTGGAGCAGATACTGGGGATTGGTCTGGTCAATTTGGCACAATTATTGACAATTTAAGCCTTGTCTTAACACTATCTGATGTGGTTGTAGCAGAAACCATAGAAGAACCCCAAATAACGCAAATAAATGCGTCTGAAAGCATTGTTCAGCAAGTAATAGAGCCAGAAATAATAGAAACGGTGCAAATTGGCTCATTAGACGCAACATCAATAGCAAATACAATTTCTACAGGAGTAATTGATATAAGTCCGCCAGAAGATATGCAAATTGCAAGTCTAACTTCATCAATATCTGTTATCTCCGATATAAGATCAGAAGAAATGCACTCTGATATTGCAGATGTTGGATTAAATAATGAAATGCCAACACTTATAGACACAGGAGCAGAAATTCCTGTTGAAACAAATTTGCCAGATATGGATTTGCCAGAGATAGATATGGATATTGAAATAGAATCAATGAATGAGCCAGAGCCAGAAACATTACAAGAAATTAGAGAAGAACTTCCAACAGAAATAGAAGAAACAAATATGGAAGAAGATTTAGAGGAGAACAATAATGAACAGCAAGAGGAAGCACCAGCAGAGAATGATGAAAATGCTGGAGAAAATGAAGAAGGCGAGTTATCAGACGACACAACAGCCGAAGAAAAATCAGATGAAAAAGAAGAATCAAGCGAAAAAGAAGTAAAAGAAGAGCCAACTAAAAATGAAGAAAAAACTGTGCAAACAACAAAAACAGCAAAATCAGAGAAAAAACAAAGCTCTGAATCGCAAAATAAGGGCGGTAAAAAAAGTTCTGCTATTAAGACTACCCCAGAAATTAAGTCTGATATAGTTATTCAAGAGCTAGACTTACCGACTATAATATCGTTTAATAAGAGTTACTTTGAAAACATATATAAAGATAATTTAGATTTAACTGAAACGGAGATCGAGTTTTATGACGGACAAGACAGATACAACGATAAAGATTACACCGAAGCTAATACTGCTTTTTATAGTGTCAGTAATAGCTCCAATGAGTTCTGGAGTTTGGTTAATAGCAGACCTGTCGTCAAGATTGAGCAGTTTAGAAGATAGTGTTGCAAGTATTCCATCTGGAGATAATTCAGCAATCGTTGAAAGAATTACTGCTGTGGAAATAAATGCAACCAACAACAAAAATTCTATTGACAAGATTGACGCAGATATAGATAAAATTGTTGAGCATGTTGATAAGTCCTTTAAGGCAGTAACAGATTCTATGAATTCAAATCCACTATCATTGGGAAACTAATATGACATCAGCAGAAAAAGAATGTTTGTTAAGGTTAGAACAGAAGCTAGATCATGTATCAAAGAATGTTGAGAATAATTCCAAAGAAATGATTTCTATTAAAAAAGAAGTATCAGATTTAAAAGCAACAGTTAATATGGGGAAGGGTGCAGTCAAAGCATTAGTTTGGATTGGATCAATCATAACAGTAATTGCTGGATTATTTAAATATGGAGATGGTTTATGATAGGAATGATTGTTGGTGGACTTACAAAAGCAGTTGGTGGTTATTTTGAAAATAAAAGTTTGGAATCTCAAGCTAAATCTAATTTAAAGAAAGCAGAGATTGAAGCAAAGACTTCTGTTGCAAAAGCAGTAGCAGAGGGAAAAGTTGATTTGCAAAAACTAAATGCTGAATGGGAGAACAAAGCAGTATCACAAATGGATTCCAGTTTTAAAGATGAACTAGCTCTGTGTATTTTGCTTCTTCCAGCCTTGCTAGTTTTTTTCGAACCATTTCAAGATGATGTTAAAAGAGGATTTGAAATCTTAGGTACACTTCCAGAGTATTATCAGCATTTATTATACATTGCGATTGCTGGTTCTTTTGGTATAAAAGGTGCGAATCAATTTATTAAGAGGAAAAAATAATGCTAGATAAACTAAAGCATGGGTACGAGAAGATAAAAGATGTGATAGAGGATATTTCTTATAACATACCAAATGGAATGTGGTTTGTTATTAAATCTTCTGTCATAACTATTATCTGGATTACTCTTATCTGCTAACTGCAAAAGCAAATAAAAAAATCAAGAGAGCTAATAGCAATATTTGTTCCATGATTATTTAAAATAATCCTTATTATTAATTTGTGATCTAAGTTTTATTTTACATGAATCAACTGCTTCGTCTAAAATATCTATAAGTTTATCTATATCTTTTTCTGTATATTGATAACTTTTTGTATTACTTAAATAGCTTAATCTTTCTAATGAAACCAAAGTATTATTTACTCTTAAATTTGCATAATGCTTAAACCTTTCTTTATTACTCATATCTTTGCTCATTGTTTTCTCCATTTATTAATTAGTATATTTTTTCTCATAATACGCAACTTTTTTCTTCCATTTCTTTACTAAGTTATTAGTTCTTTTTTGTTTGCTTTCCCATTCAGCTAACTTCTTTTGTGCGTTTTCATATCTCAATTTTACATGGTCAACTTTAACTTTTGGTTTTTCCACTCTATGCAAATCTTCAATCTTAAATTTCTTTTTAAGACGAGCCATTTGTTTTTCATCAAGAGGGTTACTTTTAAATTGATGATGATTAAATCCATAAGAGTGATAAAGCTCATGTGCAAATAATTGAGATATACTCTCAAAAGTTAAATTAGGACTGACTGATAAAAAAATATCCCACTCAACTCCACCTACTTTACCCAGATAAGCTCTCCCAGAATATCCATATGACTTTGCTCGTATTTCAACCCACAAATAATTCCAATGTTTTAATCTGCCTTCATCTTTTGCAATCTCATTATGAATTGCAGTAAATAAAGATTGTAGTTTTCTGGAATCATACCCAGATGTATTTTTAATAATTTTCATAATTGCTCCTATTTTATTTTTATAAATTCTTGATGACTTAATCCAAACTTTTGCATTTCTCCTGTAATAGGATTAGCAAGTCTATAACCATCATCTAATTTAAGGTTTGCATATTCTTTAATCTTGCCTTGATAAAGTTCATCAAATTTATAAATATCTAAACCTCTTGCTTCTGCAAAAGAAGCTATGCCACCATTAAAATTATAAGAACCAAATGAATTTGTTTTTTCTACTTCAACTAACTTAAATTTTAAATCATTAATCCAACTTTTAGATTTTTTAATATTGCTCATTGTATCTCCTGGTTAGTGGGAGCATTTCTGCTCCCTGTTAATTTATTTATTTAATTCCTCAAACTGATAACGCATTTGCATTAACCTTTCTTCTTCACTATCACTTATAAGGTCAGTAATCCAAGCTAAGCAAATTATTTTTCTAGAAGAAAATTTATTTTTGTATGCACACTTTTTATATACTTTCATTTCTTGTCTTGCTCCATAATAATTTACTAATTTATGCAAAAGCTGTTGTATTTCTTTATCTAATTTTGAATAACCTGTAATCATTTTCTTGCTCCTGTTTAAGTTTTTATTTATAAGTTGTTATCAACCTATAAAGAAAGTATATATAATAATTATATATATGTAAAGAATATATAGTAAAAATATACAGCTATAAGTGATTGATTTATATATAAAATATAAATTATTTTAATTTATTTTAAATTTATTTTTAAATTATTCTTCTTTTTGTAAAGGTTTGATAGTATTTAGTAAGCCAATACTTTGATTAAGATTGCTCAAGATAATAAAATAGTTAGATAATTTTTTAATGTCTGGATCATCTTCATTCATCAAATCATTAATAATTTTCAAAGTAGAATTTATCTCTTGTTGGATTC